ATGAAGACTCCTGAAGCGGGGACTGAGGTTTTTGCTGTTGATACACCGGATTCTACAAGCCCACCAAAATACCGTTCTTCGTTCCCTGTTGATATGGCGTGGTTTAGGTCTAATATAAACTCAACCGGCGCTACTGATATTGCTAATCGTCTTACAGGCACTAAATATTTAAACACAAATAGCAATGCCGTCGAAGGCAATCAAAATAGTTATACATGGGACTTCCAAAATGGTTGGTATAATGACCAAGGAACAGAAACTAATAACCGAAGTTGGATGTTCAAACGCGCCACAGGCTTCTTTGATGTGGTGGCTTATACTGGTTCAGGTAGTGTTTACTTAAAAGACCACAATCTTGGCGTTGTTCCAGAAATGATGATTGTAAAAAATAGAAATGGAGCTGAAACAAGTTGGTCTGTTTATCATTCTGCTCTTGGTGCTGATTACAGGGTTCAGTTAAATAGCGATAGCGCATCATCAGCAACTTCTGACTGGGACAATGCTAGTGATGTTGGAACCGCTCCAACTGCAACTCAGTTTAATGTGAAAGCTGCGAGTGTCATTGTTAATAATGCTTCATATAGTTATGTCGCATACTTATTCGCCACACTAGCAGGAGTAAGCAAAGTAGGCAGCTACACAGGCACAGGTGCTGATTTAAACGTAGACTGCGGATTCTCGGCAGGTGCTAGATTTATTCTTATCAAGCGTACAAACTCTACTGGTAATTGGTTCTACTGGGACTATGAAAGAGGCATTACAGCAGGTAACGATCCTTACTTGCTCTTGAACTCTACAGCCGCTCAAGTCACTAACACTGACTACATCGACCCACTATCGAGTGGATTTACAGTAACATCAGGTGCTTCTTTTGATGGGCTTAACAATTCTGGTGGAAACTACATCTTCTTAGCAATAGCATAGGTGAATTATGGAATATCGTATTCAATCAACTGGCGAGCTGAAGACTCAAGGCGAAGTCAGAAGAATGCACAGCAACACATCACTGCCACGAGTGTGGGACGCAGACACTTGCGCGTTCTTAGGCATAGACCCTGTACTCGCAGCTCCGAAGCCTGAGCCAAGCGCAGCCTACAAACAAATAGGCCGTAACGGTGCAGTGCAGGACGCAAACGGTAACTGGGTTGAGGCTTACATTGAGTCAGATATGTTTGCCGACACTACTGACGAAGATGGCGTTACTACTACCAAGGCAGAGCATGAGGCGGCTTATCAAGCACAACTTGATGCAGCGGCGGCGGCGGGTGTTAGAACTACCAGAGATGCTAAACTTGCTGAGACTGATTGGACAGGAATGTCTGACGTAACAATGGCTGCGGATATGACTACCTACCGTCAAGCCCTGCGGGACATAACCTTGCACGAAAACTTCCCTGCCTTGGAAGAAGCTGATTGGCCCACTAAACCAGAGTAGTAAGAAATGATCGAGATTGGACTAGCACTAGGGGCGGCTAAGAAAGCCTTTGACCTCATTCAGTCTGCAATCGACACAGGTAAGCAGGCCAATGAAATTCTGGGACAAGTTGGCGATTTTTACGGCGCCAAAGAGAAAGTCCGAGAAGCGAAAGAAGACGGCGCATAATTGCAGTAGTGGAGTACCGTTATGAACGACCTAGAGATAGAAGCAATGATTCAACGCGCTGCGGAAGCGGGGGCTAAAAAAGCCTTACGTGACGTGGGTTTACACGACGACGGCGCAATGCACGATGTGCATGAGATACGGTCATTGCTTGACTCTTGGCGGGCAGTTAAACGTACAGCGAGCAAGACAGCAGTACAGATAATAACTTCCATGCTTTTGGGCTTTATTATTGCCGGTACGGCTGCCGGGTCTTACTTTGACTTCTGGGGAAAACCCTAGTGAGTCACTTCACTACGCCACTAGTGGCGCAAGCGGTCGATGGGGGTTGGGAACTGCACGCTCCTCTTATATACCACAGCGATATTCTTGGGCGTGCCGTTACTGTGCCTGCGGGGTATAAGACTGATCTGGCAAGCGTACCCAGAATATTCCGGTGGGTAGTCCCTGTAGCCAATGCTAAGAATCGCAAAGCTGCTGTAGTCCACGACTATTTATGCACGCACGGCGACGGTATTTGCCGCAATCAGAAACAGGCTGATAAGGTGTTTCGTGAGGCTATGAGTGTGTTAGGGCTTGGCAGATTTAGGTCTGGGGCGCTTTATTACCCAGTACGCATGTTTCAATCTATTAAAGGATGGTTCTCATGAGGGTACTTTTACTACTACTTTTACCCCTATCTGCTTGTACGCAGTTAAATAGCCTAGAAATTACCCCTGAAGATAACGCTATGGCGTGTCTAAAAGGTAGCACTAATGCTGCCGGTGGGTTACTAGGTGCAAACGTCGCGGGTATTACCGTAGAATTGCCCTCTTCTGTGGATACCTCCAACTGGACTGCACAAGACTGGAAAGAGTTAGCCGAGCTTTGCGACTAGTGGGGGAGTTTACGTACTTCTCGTTTGGTGAGTTTGCCTGCACGCATACAGGCAAGAACCTCATTGAAGAGGACTTTGTACTTAAACTCGATGAATTGCGCGGCCTGTGCGGTTTTCCGTTTGTTATAACCAGTGGGTACCGCGACGCGACACATCCAGAAGAAGCACGTAAGACAAAGCCCGGTACGCACGCTCAAGGCATAGCCGCCGATATAAGGGTAACTAACGGGGCACAGCGCGCATTAATTGTTAAACATGCGTTAGAATTGGGCTTTAACGGTATTGGAGTAGCTAAGACCTTCGTACACGTTGATACCCGCCAAAGCACCCTTGTTATGTGGACTTACTGATGGCTTTTTTCAAACTTACACTAGCGCCCGGCATTGACAAACAGAACACCGAATACGGTGCTGAAGGCGGGTGGACGGATGGCGACAACATCCGTTTTCGCTATGGATTGCCCGAAAAAATCGGTGGTTGGACCTACTTTAATGGCGTTGCAGATTACCTCGTAGGCTTTGGTAGTTTTACGTTTTCTTGGAATAACCTTTCAGGAACTCCTTACCTTGCCGTCGGCACGAACCGCAAAATCTACGTAAGCGTAGGAGGCGCTTGGTACGATATTACCCCTTTGCGAGGTATAACCGCTGCCGGTGACGTGACGTTTGCCGCTTCTACAGGCTCTCCTGTAATAACCGTGACAGATACCGACCACGGAGCAGTGCAAGGTGATTTTGTTACCTTTAGTGGCGCGGTAAGTTTAGGCGGGCAAATTACCGCTGACATTCTCAACTCCGAGTGGGAAATAACCGAGGTAACTAACTCAAGCACTTATACAATCACTGCGCCTGTCAATGCAGACGGATCAGATACGGGTAATGGTGGCGCCTCAGTGGTAGGATCTTACCAGATCAACGTGGGATCAGACGTTAGCTACTTTGACTACGGCTTTGGAACAGGCACATGGGGCACTAGCACATGGGGCACCCCACGAACTCAAGTGCAGGTTGCAACACTTAACGCGCGTATTTGGCATTTTGATAACTTCGGCCAAGTGTTGCTCATGCAGCTTGTGGACGGGGAACTGTACCAGTGGAATCCAGAAAACGGCGTAGATACTCGCGCTGCATTAGTCTCTGGCGCACCGACTAAGAACAGCTACATGCTTGTGTCTAGTCCGGACAGGCACTTAATTGCCCTCGGAACTGAAACCACAATAGGGGACGCCTCTACACAAGACCCTCTATTTGTACGATTCTCGGACCAAGAAGACATCAACACCTTTACTGAGTCTGTAACCAACACGGCCGGTGGCCAACGCCTGTCCGACGGTAACAGAATACAGACGGCGGTTAGGTCGCGCGGACAAATACTAATATTCACCGACACGTCGCTTCACGGCATGCAGTACATTGGTCCTCCGTACACGTTTGGTTTTCAACAACTAGGCAGCAACTGTGGCGCCTTAGGTCCAAACTCTGCGATAGAAGTTAACGGCTTAGCTTTCTGGATGGGCCACGAAGCGTTCTACGTCTTTGACGGTACGGTGAAAAAGCTTCCTTGCACGGTTCAGGACTATGTTTTCGACGACATAAATCTGGTGCAAGAGGATAAGGTTTTTGCTGCGCTTAACTCAGACTTTAACGAAGTAACGTGGTTTTACTGCAGCTTCACCTCGGATTATATTGACCGGTGTGTGACCTTTAACTACCTTGAAAATGTCTGGTCTGAAGGCTCGTTAGCGCGCACCTCTTGGCAGGATGTAGGGTCTTTCCAAAAACCCACTGCCTCAGAGTATTTTCCTGAAAGCACTGAAGACACTCTTTCTACTATTTACGGACTTACTGCCGGTCGCAGCTTGATATATAACCACGAAGACGGGGTTAATCAGGCAGATGGCAGCGCAGTCACGGCCTTTATCGACTCTGGTTACTTTGATATTGGCGACGGCGACAACATGCTCTTGATGAGGCGCTTTATCCCTGACTTTAAAAACCAAGAGGGTAATCTCACGGTCAACCTGTTACTTCGTCCTTACCCACAGGCCACGGCTAGTCCCAGTTCTTTGGACCCTTACGTTATTACGCCGACGACAGAGAAAGTCGACACACGAGCTCGCGGGCGACAGATTTCGCTTAAGATTACCAGTGACGAGGTGGATACAAACTGGCGCTACGGCACAATGCGCGTTGACATTCAACCGGATGGCCTGCGATGAGTAAGATAGGAAACGTCCGTCTACCTAACGCCGCCACGGGTGAGTACAGCCCGCAGCAATTTGACCAGTTGGTGCGTTCGCTAGAACAGATTATTCTGCAGTTAAACAGCAGTTACACGCCGATAGTCACACAGAGCAAAAGCAACGCTCGGGCATGGTTCGAGGGGAAATAAATGGCAGATAAATATTTTCATCAGAGACTTATCCCTGCAGCGGCGACCGAGACAACGATTTACACGGTCCCTGCTGCAAATACAGCAATTATTAAGTCCCTGCGGGTGACCAATGCCTCTGGTAACCAGTCGGATATTACGGTAAGCCAGTACGAGACATCGGGCGGTGCAGTAGGCTATTTGTACCATGAGCAAGGATTAGCGCACAGTGCAAGCGTTGACGTGTTTGCAGGTGTTCCATGCATTTTAGAAGAAGGTAACGTCTTAAAGCTTACTTCAACACGAGCCGATGTGACTTTTTACCTGTCTTATCTTGAAGTGGACAGGGACTAATAATTGCTTGATAATCAGCAGTAATTTCGCGCTTCAGGCGCGCGACCCTGTGTGGTCCTACTTAAAAAATTAAGGAAAAGATCATGGCAGAAGCGATGCAGGGAGCTGCGGCACCCTTACAGTCCCCCGAGCAGATGACCCCAGAAAACCTTGCCGCATTCGAGCGGATGAGGCAGGAAATGCCTGTTTCAGAGTTTAATTCTGAGGTGCTGAGTTCAGCAGCAGAAGCAGACCCTATGGCGGTCGCTGAATTTAAGTCGGAACTACGCGACCTTAACCTTCCTCCTGAGCTTTTAGACTCCCTTAATCAAGTGGTTGATGCCATTCTGGAATCCCCAGAAAATTACGCAGCATTACGTCAACAATTTTTAAGTGACGGTATCCCTGAAGATTTTCTTCCTCCTACCTTTGATCCTGAGTTCTTCGGAGCGTTAAATCTAGCCGTAGACGAAATACGCGAGACCTCTGGTAACCCCAGAATGGCTCCTCAGAATTTCGCTAAAGGCGGTATTGCGTCTCTTCGCCCAATAGCTGCAGCTATTGCAGAGCAAGGCCGTGGCGGGGACACAATGCTTGCCCACATTACGCCGTCAGAGGCGCAGCTTTTAAAGAGTAGAGGCGGAGCAGGCACAATAAACCCCGTTACTGGACTCCCCGAGTTTGGTTTCCTTTCAAAAGCATGGAAAAAAGTAAAAGGCGCCGTTAAAAAGGTTGGAAAGGCAGTTAAAAAGTTTGCCAAGAGTAAAGTGGGTAGAATCGTTACTACTTTGTCGCTTGCCTTTGTCCTCGGACCTGCAGCAGCGGCCACCTTGGGCGTAAGCTCTACAGTAGGCGTAGCGGCTGTTTCGGGTTTTGTAGGCAGCGCAGGCTCTACTTTGGTTGCCGGTGGCAACCTAAAGGACGCACTAAAAGCGGGTGCTATTGGCGGATTAGTCGGCGGTGCCGGAGCGGGTGTGTTTGGTGGGACGGAAGCCTTCCAAGCAGGCAGCTACACTGGTCCTACTACAATAGGTGGCCAGTTAGCTAAGGCAAAAGAAAGCGTTTTTGGCGCTCCACAGCCTGCTCCTGTTTCTGAGCCAGTGAACTTACTGGAGAGCTCTGCTCAAACCACCCCCATTGGCGACCCTTTCGCAGCAAATGCTACCGGAACGGGCGTTGCGGGCAGTACGCCAAGCACCGGTTTTACTCCTCTTTCAGGCGCTGAAGTTGAGGCAATGAATTTAGGTATAGGCAGCATTCCAACAAACGCCGCAGCTAATGTAGCTAAGACAGCCGCCACAGAAACGCCGGGCCTTATGCGAAGTGTCTACGACACCCTTGTCCCGAATGACGTAGGCATAGGCGAAGGCCTAAGAAACATTGCAACTAATCTTTCCCCTGCAGCGCGAAAAGCGGCCGGAGCAGAAGGTTTTCTAGGCCAATATGGCCCTCTACTGGCGACTGGAGCAGGAATCATGGCTGCAACAGGCGGGTTTGATCCGCAGCCTGCAACAGTACCTGCCGGTTTTGAAGAAATGGCAGCAGGGCAAAGCGGCGGCGCAAGATTACTTTCAGAACAGCCTGAGAAGTACGGTTTAGATTTTGGCGGTGTTCGCACAAGCTATGCTTACGATCCCTACCAGTACATGTATGCGCCCCCTCCGCCTCCTCCAACATACGCTAATCCGATGACAGCGGCAGACGGTGGGTCGGCGGAATATCCACGTAAAAATGGCCATATTAGTGGCCCCGGCACTGGCACTTCAGACGACATACCTGCGATGTTGAGCGATGGTGAGTTTGTATTCACTGCTAAATCAGTAAGAAACATGGGCGACGGATCAAGGCGCAAAGGCGCTAAGCGTATGTACGCTTTAATGAAGAAACTTGAGGGAGGCCGCTC